TGTAAGTTCAATAACAGAATATGGTTTGTCATTGCGTAATTCAGTTTGCCATTCAGTTACAAAAACAGAATAATATTCAATATTATTATATTTATCCAAAAATTCTTTTAATACTTTTTTTAGTTTATCTTTTAATAATGCAATTATCTCAAACATATTATTGTGTATGTTGTTAATTTTATTTTCTAATTCATTTTTATCATCGTTTTTAAACATTTTCATCCCCTCCTTTTTAACAAACAAGCGGGAACTCATCTTTTCTCGTTTATTAGAGATTGTTTTAAGTATTTAATAGTGATCAATAAATCTTTCAACAAATCAACTCGCACTACTGCTAAGTATTCTTTCCTGTCGGCTTTAAGAAATAAAATATCTGCATTTTCCAGCCATTTGTAAATCTCTTTAAACCCATCTTTTCTTAACTTTACTTCCCCTGTATATCCTTCTAATTCAATATCGCCTTTTTTATAGTCTGTTGCCCCTGAAAGTGGTATTCTTTTGACTGTGAGATTGTATTGTTTGAAGTAGTTTACTAACTGATTTTCGCCCCTGTATCCTTTTCTTCTTTGGCTTTTTCCCATACTGTCCCCTTCTTTCTTTCATAATTTTCTAGTATCTTTTCGCATAGCATTTTGTGCTTTCTTTGTGCTTTTATTTTCTTTACAAGCATTTTTTGCAATATTTTTTCAGATTCTTCATCGGCTTTTGCGCCTATTGTTAACATAGAAAAATAAACGAAGAAAGTTATAGTTAGCAGTGTTATTATCCACATATTATCACCTCATTTAGTTCCTGTTGAACCAAATCCTTTTTCACCTCTCGCGGTTTCGTTTATTGCATCTTCTCCAACATATTCCGCATCCAATTTAATTCGATGTATAATTATTTGGGCTATTCTCATGCCTTTTTCGATTTTTATAGGTTCTTTTCCTGCATTAAAAATCCCAACTTTTATTTCCCCACGGTATTCGGAATCTATAACGCCCGCCATTGTTATTAATCCCCTTAAAGCGAGACTCGATCTTGCTTCTATTTTTCCAAAGTAGCCCTTAGGAATAGCTGTTTTTATACCAGTTGGAATAAATTGGTATGTTAACGGTTCTATAACAGTATTAATTGCACTTCGTAAATCCCAGCCTGCATCTGTTTCGTATGCTTTATAAGGTTTTAACTCTGTATTTTTGTAATAGAATTTTACAGCCTCCATGATTCAACCTCCTCTAATATTTTGTATTCTCGCAGATATTTTTTTACTAAATCCCAAATATCACTACTTTCTGTAGGAACATCTGTTACAAACACTGCATTGTCAAAATTGTTGTTGGAATAATCTTCTTCTTTTATTACCCAAAGACCACTGTATTGGTGCCATTTTTGAAACATTAAAGCTCTAAATATTGCTGTTTCTAAATTGCCATACCTACCCATTATTATTTTCTCCGGAGAAACGACATACCACCTCATGGTTATCCCCCTCTCTTAGAATGGTGGTTCATCGTTTGGCATTTCTTCTTGTTTGTTTGGCTTCTTTATTAACTTAATATTATCAGCCCAAATTGTGTAATATATCTTGCCCTGATACTCTCTTGTTTGCGGTGTTCCTTCAACCAGAACAAGATCGCCTTTTTGGATCTTATCTTCCACCCAATCAAATACTGTTGAGACATTAAACCAATCTGTTTCTTCATCACCGTTAAATTTTCTGTTTACCGCAACCGTAAAACTGGTAATTTTCTTTCCTGTTTGTGTGTAATTTGCTTTTATAGTCCCCACATGCCCCATTATGATTGTTTTGGCGTAACTTGGCATAATCTCACCCCTTTCGCTTTTTTTCTGTTTCGCGCAAATAACTGCGCAAATCCCAAATTTGTTCTATTGTCATCTCATCTTTGTTTAGTTTTTTTAATACTTTCGCTAATACTTCTTCTTCAAATTCTTCAAAAAGTTCTTGGATCAGTATTGGTCTATATTTTTGCCTATCTACCACCTTTTCACAAGTTGTCCTTCCGTTCACGTTATAAAGCCGTGCTTTTAAATAGCGGTGCTGTGCATTTATTTCTTCAACTTCAATGGCTTCCAGCACATCTAAAACTCTTACTTTTTCTAAAGGTTGTTGTTTATTTTCCACAAGAAGCCTGTTAACAAATTTAATCAAATCAGGGTCAGAAATTTCGAAATCGAGAAATTCATATAATGTCCGTTTATCATTCTTGTATTGTAGTGCTTCATATCGTAATTTATAAGCCTTTTGCAAATAGCTCATATTTATCCTCCCCACTTTTTCATAAATTGTTTCATTGCCTCATCCAGTGCTTCATCATCAATAGTCTTTTTCGTCATTCTGTTATCATACCTGCCTTCTAAGACTTTCAGGAAGTTTGTCGGGCGCACAAGCCATTCTAAATCTGCAATAAATGGTTTACGGTTCCCATAATCAGCCCTTCCTGTTAAAAAGTTTGATGCTTCAACTCTTGTAAAGAATTGCTTCCAGAATTCCAAATCTGGATATTCTTTCCATCGTGCACGTATGTATTTTTTTCTTGTTTCGCTTAGTTTTACTACTCTTGGAAGGCTTGTTAGCTCATGGTAGAGATCTACAATTTTCTGGTAGGGAACTGTATCCTGTGCGGTGTTGGTGGTTGAATCTTTTGATTCAACAGATGCGTCAGCATCAAGTTTGTTACTACTATCTTCTATATATATATTTTTGTTTTTGTTTTTGTTTTTGTTTTTGTTTGCGTTTAGGTATCCATACTCTATGGATAGAGTATCTATACTGTATCCATACTCTATCAATACTGCTTTTATATCATCGCTAATACTGTTTAAAAATGCTTGCAGAATGCGGGTTGATTTAACATTCTGCAAATCCTCTATGAATGCCTTTATAACTTTTGGTGAATTGCTCCAGTTGTGTTTTATCCAATTTTTAATATATAGTTCGTTTGTTTCAGCATCATAAATAATCTTATTTTTTTGTTCAAATCTATCCAGCAATTTATCTATTGTTTCCAAATTGTATCCAGTTTCAAATGCCATCACTTTTTTGGAAATTTCATATATGCCACTTTGCGTTGTGTAAGGGTTCGTGAGTATATATAAAAAGAAGAACTTTTCCTCGGGGGTCATTTCCAACACAATCGGGTCAGTCCAAAAACTTACATGCACATATCTATATTTCATATTGTCACCCCTTTATACAAGAATTTTAATTAACCCCGCCCAAGAAGGGGCAGGGAAGAAGGGAGGTATTTACTCTTTTACAAAAGGATTCGGAATTTCATTTTTTGAAGATTTCTCCGGTTCTTCATCCTTTTGTTCTTCTGTTTCAACCTTTTCTTTTTCTTTCTGCTCTTCCTCTGTTGCTTCTTTTGCTTCAACATCAATCACATCCCAGTCTGTTTCATCAGTTTCATAGAATACATCTTCTGTTTCTGGAGTTACTTTCTTCGTTGTTTCATCTACTGCAAGTCCTTTTTGAACTTCTATACTAAGTGGTAAGTATTTGCATAATTGCTTTATTGCTGTCTTTTTTGCCATAGCTTCCCAATCGGTTACCCATGGTCCATTGTCTGCTGCTTTACTTCTTTTTCTTATTTTTTCTACATCTTCAACACTCATAACTAAATAGCTGTATCCACCATCTTTGAATTTAGCTATTGCATATACTGCTATAGGAGCTCCTCTTTCTTTCAATGCTGGTTTATGATACAGTTTTGGTTCAAGTCCGTATTGATAATCGAATTCATCATTTTCATAGACTACATGAGCGTCAATCATTTCAATTTGTCCTGATCTTCTTACCAGATCTAACATTCCTTTGTATCCTAGTTGAAATTGAACTTCATATGATTTTGTTTTTAAGTTATAATATGGTATCAGGTAACAGTGACCTAGTGGGCCAGGCTCCAATCCAAGCTGCGCTGATAACATGACCGCACCGAGCAGCGATTCTCGTGAAGCATCCAGAAGTTTGGGATTTCTCCTGATTTCTGTTAATGCAATGCGTAGAATTCGATCTGGTTCGAGGTGTTTGGGGAGCACCTTCGCAAGTTCGGGTTTCATCCGTTCTAGAAGAGTGCGAATTGTATTGGACTTGGGATTCGGAGTCTTGGCCCCTTCTTTTTTAGCAAGCTTATTTTTAACCTCATTAACGTTTGCCATATTAACCCCTCCTATTCTTCTTTAATAGTAAATTTTCGATATACAGAAGATTTTAAGAATTTCTTGTACAAATCTGGATGCTCTTTCTTAAATGTTGTGCTATCGAACCTGTTTGTAGTCACATTTTTCCATGTGACTTTGAATCTCCCAACTATCGCTGTTTCGAACTCTCCAATTGCTTCTTTTAGTTTATTCTCTTTTTCGTTCTTTAATTCTTCAAGCTGCTTTATCTGGTTTTTTAGAGATTGAATTTCCTCGACTAATTGTTCATACGCGGGGAGCTCAATTCTGGAGCCTTCTTTTGCCGCCGGGTAAAGATATTCCAGGATTTCGGATGCATTCTTGCTTCCGTCTAATTCAGGCGGCGTTCTGTTTTCAACTAGTTCCCAGAATTTTTTCTCGCCTTCGATGATCATGTTTATAAGTTCATCATCTCTTGCGAGTTCCTTCCAGATAAATTTATTTCCCCCGATTAAAACCGCGATGTATGCTTTTTCATAACCAGTAACTGCTAGATAATGTTGTAGTTGGATTATGTATTCTTGCGGAATTTCATCATCTTTCCATTCTTTTTCATTCCATTGTGATGTAGTTTTACATTCCAGGATCGCATTTTCTCCAACTATTTTTCTGTCAATATTTGCAATCATAAAGTTATAATCCGGATGTATAAGGATAGCGTTTACGTTTCTGGTTTTCTTTCCAGTTCTTTCTTCAAATTCTTTTGCAACTATGTCCTCCAGGATATTTCCCCAATATGCTGCTTCTGTATCTACATTACTTTCAATTTCTCCAATTTTTTCTAAATACAACCTTAAAGGGCTCTTCCATCTGTTAAGTCCTAAAGCAGCTGCAGCATCTGAACCCCCAATTCCTTTTCTACGCTGAGCTTTCCATTCTTCATACGTCATTTTGGTTGTGGAAATTCTCATATTCTCACCTCCACGCTAACTTTTCTTAATGCTCTTTTGGAAAAGTTTGCTTCCATGTTTGGAAGAAAAGTTTCTTTACCTGCTCCCGGTATTCCGGAGAGCTTTTTTCTATCTCTTCGTCCAAACTTCTTAAGAAATCCTCGTAAAGTTTACTCATAATTTTGCCCCCTTTATTTTTTTGTTTTTAAAGCGGGATTGTTTAAAACTTTCATTTTTTTAAAAAATCAATACATAATAAAATTTTTCATTTTTCCGCCCCCCTCTTTTTTGGGAAGTGCTTCGTATATTTCCTCGATGCTAACTCCCAACACTTTTGCAAGCTTTACTGCAACATCTAACGATGGTTTTGCACGACCTGTTTCGTAGTGCGAGATTATTTGTCTAGTAACTCCTATTTTTTTAGCAAGTTGCAATTGAGTAAACCCTTTTCTTTGCCTAAGTTCTGTCAAAGCCAAAATTTCACCTCCCTATTTACTTACATAAATATTCACTTTTCAAAGACCGCTAATTTAATTATCATCATTTAAAATCTAATGCTAATATAATTATCATCTACAACATAATAATATCATACTCAAAATGCAAATGTCAATATCTTTATGTAAATTATAAGTATCTTTTTTATTAAGATTATGTTTCTAAAATACAATTTCTATCTTCATGCTCTTTTTTTTGTAATGATAGTTATAATAGCACTAGAGGTGAATAAGATGAGTATAGGAGAAAAAATAAAAAAATTAAGACTTCAAAAAGGAATTAAGCAAGAAGAATTAGCAAAAAAATTAAATATTTCAAGGCAATCAATCTCTCATTATGAAACAGGTCGAGCTATTCCATCAATAGATGTATTGAAACTGCTCGCAGATTATTTCGGTGTTACAGTTGATTACTTTCTCACTGATAAGCCTGGACAATCAGAGGTTGAATTTGTTGATGTTGAATTTAAAACTGTGCCTTTATATTCAGCTCCTGTTTCTGCTGGCAATGGTGCTTTTCCAGATGATATTTATGTTATTGGTGAAGTAACGGCCATTAGCAAAGATGTAGATTTTGCCGTTAGAGTTGTAGGGGATAGTATGCAGCCCGTTGCTCCAGATGGTTCTGTTTTGTTTGTCAAGAAACAACCTCATGCGTTTAACGGAGATATGATTGTTTGTACTTACGATGGTTGGATTTACGTGAAATGGTATATCAAAGAAGATAATAAAGTTATGCTACTCTCTGAGAATCCTGTATATTTGCCAATAATAGTTGAACCAGATGATAGATTTATCATCCATGGTGTAGTTAAAGAAATTATGAGTAAACCACCAAAAAAAGTTTTGAAATAACGGGGGGTGGAGGTATGAAGTCAAGTTATAAATTACTGATTTTCATAAGTGTTTTGATTTTCTCACTTAGCTTATTTGGTGAATTAACTATTTCTTCAGAAGAATTAAAATCTATATTATCTTATTCAGAAAATATATACTATTCTCGATCTCAGTTTGTATTTGGCAAAACTGGACAGTATTTAAGTAAGTTAATTGTCGAAAACGATGTAGAACAAAAAGTTACAGAAGGTTTTTTTGGCTTGTCAAGTGATTTTTATTTGGCAATTAAAGAAGGTTGGAATAAATTTGATTTAACACATAATGTAAAAGAAGCAGTTTTTATTTATTTGCCTTACTATGAAAGTGTCACTAATGCTTTTAGACTAACTGATTCAAATTCAATTAACTGGATATATTTTTTATATATGAATAACTTAGGTGTTTTTTTAGAATCAATGGGGTTTTTCAATTACTATGAAGATATTAATAATTTTTTGTTTGCTAATTTAAAATATTTAACCGAAATGAATTCGAGTGCTTTTGTTGTAAAATCTTATATTTATTTTAATCGAGGAGTTATTTATTTACACAAACGCAATTACATTGCTGCTACTCATTATTTTTATCTTTCTCATTTAGTTAATAACAAGCAAAAAGAAGATTTATTAACGTTAAGCGATATTCGAGATAAAACTGTTAGAGAAGAATACAGAAAAACAAAGGAATTTGAGATTTTAAAGATCCTTTTAGAAACTCCTTCGATTCTTTCCAAGTAGTTAAATCATTTCAAGGGGGGGGATAACATGAGTGACATTTCAGCATTAATTGCTGGTTTATCTTTAACTACATTGCTATTTTCAGCTTTAATTCCTTTAATGTTTGCATTAATTTTTCCAAGATTTTTTGGTGTAATTATGGTTATTCAAGGATTGTTATATTTATTTACCATAATTGGTGTTGTAATTGGAGTTATAGAAATTATAGTCGGTTTCTTATTTATACGTTGGGGACGTTCGCGCATATATGGTAAGCTTAAAAAGAAACTTATTAAATTAGAAGAAAAAATGTCTAAGACCAACAATGAAAGAAAGTTAAAACAATTAGAGCATGAACATTACAAGTTAAGAATGAAATTAGCAAAGTTTGAAAAGTAGAAATTTATCCACCGCATTCTATAAACGCGTACGAGTTTGTCTAAAGGAGTGTATGTAAAGAATGAGTAAAGAAACTGTTAATGTTATGAAAAAACGCCATAAATATAACATATATGTTATATAATAAATTAGGAGGGTTTATGGAACATATAAGATATTACCCTGATGATAATGAACAAAAATCCAAAAAACTTAGAGATCTTATTGAAGAAGATTTTAGAAGAATAAACAAAAATCATCATAAAAAACTTAAAATTGAACTCAATCTAATGAATGAAATAGGAGCTACTTATGTTTACAACAAAATAAAGGAAGAAACAAGTTATCCGCATAAAAACAAAACATTTGTTGAATTAGATGATAATTTTTATGAACTTAGAGTACCAAAACAAAGTAAAAAAGGTGTCTTTAGAGTTTATTTTACAATTTATCCTGACAATGATAATATATTAATTCTTGATGCAGAATATAAAACAGAACGCGAAGCGAAACGATTAGAATCGGCTCGCAACAAATTAGAAATTTTAAAAAGGGAGTGTGATTGGATATGAAAAACTCACAAGAATTTTTGAATAGAAAAACATTAAAAGAACTTATAGAAAATGATGAGTTAGAAAGATTTAGATTAAGAGCAGCGGACGAAGAAGAAGAATTTGAAAATTTTCTCATCAATCTTGTAACACAGATTGTTAAATTAAGGATGAAAAAAGGAATTACGCAAAAAGAGCTTGCCAAAAAACTTGGAACTAAACAAAGTGCAATTTCAAGATTAGAAAGTATGAGCACTAACCCAACTTTGAAATTTCTTTTTAAAGTTTTAAAAGCACTTGATGCAGAAATAAAAATAAATGATTTGACTCCAAAGGAAGAGAAATTTAAAATAAAGGTAAATGATAATATTTTAGAATCAGTCAAAAACTATAAGATTAATCCCGATGACAAGATTTGGGAGGAGGAACTTTCCGCATGAATTTTAATGCTGTAAAAAGTAGCCTTGAGTTCGTGGATTATAGGATTACCAATTTTGAATATAAAGTTTCTTTGGAAAATAATGAAAATATCGATTATTTAATTACTATAGAACCCAAAATTGGAAAGTTAGAAAAAGCTTCTAGGAATGATGATGAAAAGAATTTTGCACGTATTGATTTAAAATTGCAATTAAAAGGTAAGGCAGGTAGAAAAGTACCATTAAAGATTAATTGTTCTATTTCAGGCATATTTACCGCAGATAAAACATTAACTGATGAAAAATTTGTACATTTATGTTCAACAAGCGGAGTTGCTAATTTATTAATGATTGTGAGAAGTCTTATCATATCTTTTACTTCTCAATCCGGAAACAAACCTATAATAATGCCTCTAATAAATCTAATTGAGACTTACCGTAAAAAAACAAAACCTCAGGAGCGTTAAAATGAAACGTGCCGCAGCATATGCAAGATATTCCTCGACTCAGCAACAAGATATCTCAATTGAAGCACAATTTTCGCGTATTGAGGAGTTTGCAAAACGGAATAATTACATTATAGTAGCCCGATATGAAGATAGAGCAATATCAGGCTTTTCTTCACGTCGGCCAGGATTACAACAACTACTTGCAGATGCAAAGTTGGGAAAATTTGAAACTGTTATTGTTTGGGAATTTGCAAGACTTGCCAGAGATAGAACAATTTCTAGAAACTATAAAGAACAATTCCGTAAGCTTGGAATTGAACTTATTTCTGTCACCGAGCATATTCCTGATTCTCCAGAAGGTGTAATTATCGAATCACTATATGAAGGAATGGCTGAATATTATTCTAGAAAACTAGCTCGGGACAGTATGAGGGGGCTTATACAGACTGTGAAAGATGGTTATGTACATGGAGGATACCCTCCTTTTGGTTTAAAATTTGTAAAAGATGAAAAGGGAAAAAGTAAATATGCCATTGAAGAAAATGAAGCCAAAGCAGTAAGAAAGATGTTTGAAATGGCTGCAAAAGGTGAAACTCTTTTAGCTATTGCTAGATGGCTGAATGATAATGGATATAAACCTAGAAGGAGCCAGAAATTTAACGTTGAATCTGTTCGTGATATTCTCAAAAACCCTAAATACATTGGTAAAATTATTTTTAATAAACGCAGAGGTAAGGGAAAGTTCAATCCATTTAATGAAATTATTGAAGTTGAAGCTCCAGAAATTGCAATTATTGATGAAGATTTATTTATTAAAGTGCAACAAAGGTTGTCAAAAAATAAACACAAACCAGCAAGAAGAAATTATATTCTTCGTGGACTAGTCCAATTATGATACTTTAAGCACGTTACAACTATGTAAATTAAGGCAGACCAAAAAATGCCCCCTTTTATAGGGGGCTAATGTTTTATCTATTTAGAGAGGGGTTACTTGTCAATTTTTCTATTTCTAAAATACGTATACCACCACATAACATCCAGAAGGTGATCTCTTGTTTCTTTCGGAATAAATTCATCTATATGGCTGTTATCTGGCTTTGTATTCCTCAGCCAGGTATTTACATTTCCTATGCCAAAATTGTATGCCATAATTGCAAATGCAACTGCAAATAGATTAAATGGATATTTGGTTGTAAAGTAATCTAACAGTCTTTTAAAATACAGAATTCCAACTGATACGTTTTTATATGGATTAAAAAGCTCTTCCCATGCAATATTAACCCTGTATCTTTCGTTCACTTCCTTTAATGCTATCTTGGAAATCTGCATCAGCCCTCTTGCAAAAGGACTTTCAGCGTTCGGATTTCCACCACTTTCAGTCATGATAATAGCTCTTACTAAATCTGGATCTACATTATTTGCCTTGCATGTTTCTTCAATATACTTTTCAAGTTCTTCATTCACTATTTCACCTCCAGAAAAAACGGCCTGCTAAAGCTCCTGTAACCAAAGATAAAATTACGGAGATAGCAAATGCGAGAGCTCTTTTTCCAGCAAGTTTTGCGTATGCATCGATTGCTATTTCTTCAATATATCCACTCATTGTTTTTACTTTGTTTTCAATTTTTTGTTCCAAATACCCATTCAGCATTTTTTTTATATCTTTTATATCATTTTTCATTTCTTTAATATCCTCTTTAATGCCTTTTATTTCAACATCATGCTCAATTACTTTATCTTCAATTCCCATTGTTGCCACCACCTTTTGCTACAAACTTTGTTAAGACATTAGCGCCTGAGTAAATTCCAAACAGTGTTAAGATGGATTGCGTGTAATTTTCTGTGTCCAATTTTCCAAACCAAAGCAGTACAGTAAAAACCACCATCAGTACCAATGCAAGCCAGAGTTTTCTGCTGGATAGTTTATTCATATTAGCACCTCCAATCACTTGATAAATAGATAGATGGTTGCTCCTATTGAGATAACCGCCACTACATTCCATACAACTTTTTTAGTTTTTTCGAACGCTAATTCTTGTTGTAGTTTTTGGTTTTCCTCTTCTAATGTTTTTACCTGTTGTTCGAGATTGAGTATTTGCTTTTCTAAATTTGCTATTTGTGCTTTTAAATTCTCTATTTGAGCTTTGTAATTATTGTTTAAATCTTGAAGTTGCTTTATATAATTAGCTAAATCGATTACGGCTTGTTCCGTTAAGTAAAATTTACCATCTTTATCTTGCTGGATAAATTTATATTCACTTTCGTTTGC